CAGGAGATATTACAGGTACAGCAAACACAGTACTTGAGAAATTCTCAAATCTCTCTGTTGCATCAGACGCTAAGAAATCTGATGGAACTGTTAATTACTTTGTAGAGTATATTAATCAATACTCTACTTACATTTGGTTTGCTGGAAATCACAGTGAATTAGATGCAGACGTTGGTACCGCTACCGGTCTACTTTCAAATGCGTTTACACATACATCTAGAAAACCAGATTATGCATCACTATCAGGTGGTACAAATGATAATATACCAACAGACGGTGAATTGCAGACTGCTTATACACACTTTGCAAACGATGAACTCTATGATGTTTCGCTTATTCCAGTTGGACCTGCATCAGGTGTAGTTGCTAAGTGGGTCGTAGACAATGTTGCAGAAATTCGTAAGGACTGTATGGTATTCTTATCACCAGAACTTGCTGACGCAACTTCAATTACAGCGGCAACCGATATTGTAGACTTTAGAAATGTATCTGCAAATATCAACTCATCATTTGCAGTAATGGACTCTGGATGGAAATATCAATATGACCGTTACAGCGATGTATATCGTTACATTCCATTAAACGGCGATGTTGCTGGATGTTGTGTACGCACAGACTTAGTTGCTGATCCATTCTTCTCACCTGCTGGATTCCAGCGTGGTCAAATTAGAAATGCAGTTCGTTTGGCATACTCACCAAATAAAGCAGATAGAGATACTCTCTATAAGAAGCAAGTTAATCCTGTTGTTTCATTCCCTGGACAAGGCGTTGTCTTGTTTGGCGATAAAACAATGTTGACTTCACCTTCAGCATTCGATAGAATTAATGTTCGCAGATTGTTCATTATTCTAGAAAAAGCAATTGCAACAGCGGCGAAGTTCCAGTTATTTGAATTTAACGATACATTTACTAGAGCAAACTTCAGAAACTTGGTTGAACCATTCTTGCGTGATATCCAAGGTCGTAGGGGCATTTACGATTTCAAAGTCGTATGTGATGAAACTAACAATACTCCTGCCGTTATTGATGGTAATGAGTTTAGAGCAGATATCTTTATTAAACCTGCAAGGTCTATTAACTTTATCACACTAACATTCGTTGCAACAAGAACTGGTATCAGTTTTGAAGAGACTGGCGTTTAAGGGATAAATAGGATAAAATAGGAGCAAACAATGGCAACAATTTCAGACTTCAAATCCCGTATGGTAGGAGGCGGTGCAAGAGCGAACCAATTTAGGATTACTCTTACATTTCCTGACTATGTAACAGGCGAGGTTGCGGGTGCCGCGGGACGTGATGCAGAATTTCTCTGTCGCGGTGCCGCATTACCTGGATCAACTATCGGCAATACACCAGTCAACTATAGGGGTCGTGTAGTAAACTTTGGCGGTGAAAGAACTTTCACTCCATGGACTATTACAGTATATAACGATACTTCTTTTGCAATTCGTGACGCATTAGAAATCTGGCAAAATGGTATTAACAACCCAATCACTAATAGAGGTAAAGTTTCACCTTCACAGTATTTGGTTGACCTGCGAGTAGACCATTTAGACAGAAACGATGCTATTCTAAAGTCATATATAATTAAAGATGCATATCCTACTAATATTGGTGAGATTGCACTTGACTTTGGAACAAACGATGCAATTGCAGAGTTTACTTGTGAATTTACTTATCAATTCTTTGAAAGTCTTGGTGGTCGTGGTGGTAATACTACCGCAGATACCACTATTTAAGACTGATATAAGTATTGTATAATATGTTAGAGTGGAGATAAAATGGCAGTCAAACTTTTTGGATTTGAGATAGGTCGTCCCGGAGAGGTTCAGAATAATAAGCAGGACATTATTCTTCCTTCTCCGGACGATGGTCAATCAACTGTAAGCGGTGGTGCTTATGGTATGTATCTCAATCAGGATTATTCAGCAAAGAATGAAGCGGACCTTATTAAAAGGTACCGCGAAATTTCTATGTATCCTGAGTGCGAAGCGGCGATTGATGATATTATTAATGAAGCAATTGTATCTGATGAAGAACAGTCTGTTAATATTGTATTAGATGATGTTTCTTTATCGGATTCAGTTAAGAAAAAAGTTAGAGAAGAGTTTAAACAAATTCTGAAGATGCTTGACTTTAACAAGCGTTCTCATGAGTTGTTTAAGCGTTGGTATGTTGATGGTAGACTTTATTTTCATAAAGTTGTAGATACTAAAAATACAAAAGACGGAATTCAAAAGTTACGAATTATTGATCCACGCTCAATCAAGTATGTTCGCGAAGTTGAGAAAGATGAAGCAAATGTATCGGAAGATAATATTGCACACATTAAACGTGTAAGAGAATATTTCTTATATACAGAAGGTTCTGTTATTGGTAATATAGCACAAATCAAAAAGGCGGCGTCAGTCGCTTTAACAAAAGATAGTGTAACATATGTTCCTTCAGGTTTAACTGATTTAAATAATAATATTGTTTTAGGTTATTTACATAAAGCAATTAAACCTGTTAATCAGTTAAGAATGATGGAAGATGCACTTGTAGTATATCGTATTGCAAGGGCACCTGAGCGCAGAGTATTCTATGTAGATGTTGGCAACTTACCTAAGCAAAAGGCGGAACAGTATCTAAAAGACATTATGAATAACTTTAAAAATAAGTTAGTTTATGATGGAGATACTGGTGAAGTCAAAGATGACCGTAAGTTCATGAACATGTTAGAAGACTTCTGGATGCCACGAAGAGAAGGTGGAAGAGGAACTGAAATCACAACATTAGGTGGTGGTCAGAACCTCGGTGAGATTGAAGATGTTGAGTATTTTAAGAAGAAGATGTTCTTAGCACTTAACGTACCACAGTCTCGTATGCAACCTGAAAGTGGATTTCAGTTAGGTCGAGCAACAGAGATTAATCGCGATGAGTTAAAGTTTACAAAGTTTGTCGGTCGTTTGCGTAAAAAGTTTAATGAATTGTTTCAAGACTTACTACGCACACAGTTAATACTTAAAAATATTTTAACTGAAGAAGACTGGGAAGTTATTAAAGAAGATATTCGTTATAGTTATATCAAAGATAATCAGTTTACAGAACTTAAAAATCAAGAGATATTAAGAGAGCGAATTGCGCTGTTGCGTGATACTACAGAATTTGTTGGTCAATATTACTCTGCATTATGGGTGCGTAAGAATATTCTGATGCAAACAGACGATGATATTGAACAGATAAATAATCAGATAACAGCGGAGGCAGAAGTCGCCGCGCAAAACCAAGACGGTGAAGAACCAGATGATGAAGGAGACTTTTAAATGAGTGATAATAAAATTAATTCAATGATTGGCGATATTCGCGATAAGAATTTAGTAGATGCTGAAGTTAAGTTTCAGTCGGTTATGAATGATAAGGTTGCAATGCAACTTGCTACTGCGAAAGAAACACTTTCGAAGAGTTTATTCAATGACAACGGACAACTTGATATTGATGCATCGACAGAAAACTAGAAGGTAGATACATGTCATTAACACTCACCCATATCAGACAAACTTTAGATTTACAAGAAAAAGTTAAAGTTGGCGCCGGCGAAAAAATTGTAAAGAACGAAAAGATTGGTCGTAAAAAGAATGTTGAATTTACAATCACATCAAAAGGTAATAAGTTCTTTGCTTACTTTGATGGCGAAAAGTATGCGGGTTCATATTCTAATCAAAAAGATGTGGAAAATATTGCAAAAGAATACTTGCAACTTGTGGGTGAAGAGTTAGAAGAAAATCGTGCAAAGCGCGATGCAATGAGAGCAATGGGTCGTAGAAGTGGTAAAGACGCCGCTGATATCGATACTGATGCTACCGATACAGATAGAGAGCAGGCAGATAAGAATGTAATCGTTCAGTTGCGTAAAGTTATTTCTTTGCGTGGTATGAAACCTGTTGAGTTCTCTAATGGAAAGAAAGTCAAATTAAATCCTAAAGATGCAGAAAAAATTCTGCGTATCTATCAAAATCTTAAACCTGCTTCTAAATTGCAGTTACAGACTTATGTTTCTAAGTCTCCTGAAAACTTTAAGAAAGCAGTATCAGAGTTAAAAGAAGA